CTATGCTCTTGGAAAACCAAGAGTCTTGGTGTATCAGCGAGGCGAACGTCGCAGGTGGCACAGGATCCGTCTTTGGCGGCGCCTATAGCCCCGCTGGAATGGGTGGCCAAGGTGGCGCTTTTGGTAATGCCTCACCCCAGGGTGACTGGTATGCCACAGGCGATTCTCGCTTGCCCAAGATACTCATCCCGATGATTCGTAGAACGTTCCCCGAGCTAATCACCAATGAAATTGTAGGCGTACAGCCCATGGGCGGACCAGTAGGTCTTGCCTTTGCTTTACGTTATAAGTATTCTGCAAACCAGCTGGGTAATGATGGCGTCGACGGTTCTGGCATTAATGCTGGCGACCCTCTTGGCGAACCTCAAAAATCCGCTGCAAACAAAGAACTTGGATACCAATACCTCGATACCCGTTACACGGGCACATCGAGCACTAAACTCTCCGGTGGCACAGGCATAGCAGCCTCTCTCTTCCCCTCAATTGGGGCAGATCAGGGCGTTGCTCAGGTCCTTGCTAACTTCGAATTGACGGGCAAAATCCCTCAGATCGAAGTATCGTTTGAAAAAACGGCCGTCGAAGCTGGTACCCGTAGACTTGCTGCACGCTGGTCTGTGGAACTCGAACAAGATCTTAAGAACATGAATGGCATCGATATTGATACCGAACTCACCAACGCTATGTCGTATGAGTTGCAGGCCGAAATCGATCGTGAAATGATTGTTCGTATGATCCAAGTTTCGCTGAATGCTGGATTCGGTACAGGTTATTCTGTATGGTCTCCTGCTTCCGCGGATGGTCGCTGGTTAGTAGAGCGCAATCGCGACTTCTACCAACGTTTGATCATCGAGGCTAACAGAATCGCAGTTCGTAATCGCCGTGGTGCTGCCAACTTTATAGTTGCAACACCTCGCGTTTGCGCGATTCTCGAGATGCTTCCTGAGTTTCAATGGGTGCCGGTCCAAGGCAATGTCAACACTCAACCTGTTGGCGTAGCTAAGGTTGGTAACCTAGGTGGTCGTTTCAACGTATACCGTGATACACGCACAGAAGCCCAATATGAGGGTGGATTGCGTGGTACGCGCGTAGAGTACGCCCTATTGGGCTACAAGGGACCAGAGTTTTATGACACTGGTATCATCTACTGCCCGTACATCCCGGTTATGGTACAACGTACAATTGGCCCCAATGACTTCAGCCCCCGTGTTGGTCTTTTGACCCGCTACGGTGTTGTTGATAACATCTTTGGCGCTAACTTGTATTATCATACCATCTTGTTGAGCGGTCTCGGTCAAGCGTTCACGCCTGGTACACAATCTGTGTACTTCTAAGCCGAACTCAACGGTAGTACAAAATTTCCAGTATGTCCTGGTAGAAAGAGAGGCCTTCGGGCCTCTTTTTTTGTATTAAGCTAGTCAAAATATATAAATAATACATATGGCCATTATACCAGTATCCACTTTGAAGGATGCATTTGCAGGTGGAGATACACCTGACTCAAATGATTTTATCAATTTAATTGACACCACATGTGCCTTGCCTTCTGCAACCAACAGTAACATTGGATCCACTTACACAACAAACTTGACTCTCGTGCAAGGCATGACCGGGATTCCTGTGGTAATAAACGGTGGCACCTACTATCTTCCTGTGTTCACTACTTATACAGCTCCAAATCAAACAGCTTACACAACCACTGTGAAACAGACATACCCAAATGCAGTCTTGGCAGAAATTGTTGGTGCAAGATGTGCCACATTCATACAGAGTGTATGTGGATATGCACCAGGTGATGTGGTCACAGCAGCTTGCATATGTTCAGATGATAAGAATGCTCCCATTTTCCCCAACAACACATTTGGTCAATACCCCACATCTTTGCAACAATTTTCTGGACCATTTTTTGCCGGTGGCATTGGTGGTTATCCCTTCCCGGGCATTGTGGGCTTGTTTGCATGGATGAGCCATGTGACCACCCCTGGTGCACTGTTCATTTATGTGCATCCACACATTGGCATCACTCAGAGTGGTCAAGTGGGATTCATGAAGCGCAGAGGTCAACAAGGCAATTTGTCTCAAACTTGTGGTGCTGTTAATGCAGCACAGGCCAGAATTGTTGGCACACTGAGTGCCACACCACCCACCTTTCCAAGTGCAGAATTTACCATCAATGATTTTCAACAATTCACTCTGGTGAATGCCCTGTTTTCCAACCGAACCACACGCAATGCACTCACAGCAGCAGCACCTGTGCAAGGTGGCACTTATGGTCAGAGAATGAAGATAGCCACAGATGCCATTCTGGTTGCAGCATTGAGTGCTGTGGAAACCATTCTGCCCATATCATATGGTGCTTTCTTCCAAGGTGAAAACACCGTGGATGTGTTTGTGCATGCAGGCACATTCATCAATGTGGATGATGGGTACAATGCTTACATAGACACCATTGCATTCAAGAAATACAATCCAGTCACACAGACATTCACCACCCTCACAAGCGCTTTTACAGCAGCTTTTGCCTAGTATCAATAATAATTCCGCATAGCTCGGATCCTCAGCAGTAGCAGATTGTATGGATTAAGCTAATTATTATGAAAATATATTACCATTTGCATGAAAATAGATTATATAATCTCACCCTACAAACACTTCTATAGAGAATTGTTTAAGAATTATTTTGATGCAAGACTTGTTAACCCTTGTGATAGGGATCAAATGCTGAGCATGTCACCCAGTTCCAACAAAATATTTTTATTTGCAGACCGCATGAGCCTGCAGTACATGACTAACTCTCATGGTGTTGGTAAGAACATAATCTTTTTCAGAAGGCACGAACTTTATGACGTCCCAGCAAATCTAATAATGCAAAGCAAGCACAAGTTTTTTAAAGTGTACACACTTAATGGTTTTCTGCAAAATAAACTCAAATTAAACTATGGAATAGATTCAGACATAGAAAAAAATTATATAAATGAAGATATTTGGTCATATGAACAGAGAGAACACGGTAGCAAGATTGCATGGGTTGGTGAATTCAAGGATAGAAAAGCACCAGACTATATTGTGGAAGTGGCACAATACTATAAAGATTACCAATTTCATTGTGCAGTATCCAACGGCCCAATGAAGCAGCTGTATTTAGATTTTATTACTAATTATGGATTGAAAAATGTGTTTATATATGAAGATATTGACAGTCAAGAGAAGATGAATAATTTTTTGAATGATAAGAATTATCTACTGACCACATCCATATCAGAAGGATTGCCAAACTGTGTGCTTGAAGCGTTGGCCAAGGGCATAAAGCCCATTATTCGCAATTATCCGGGCAACATGTTTAATGAGTTTACATATGGCTCATTAGCAGGCATTCAAGCCCATTTAAATTCTCAGTATAATTCTGTTGAATACAGAGAATTAATCACAAATAACTATGGGCTAAATCAGTTTTTACAATTCAGAGATAAGATTTTAATCACATGAAATTTAAAGATATATTTGTTTTTGAAGAAAAACTTTCTCAATTCACAGGCGCCCCATATGTCATAACTACGTGCTGTTGTACTCATGCATTAGAGTTATGTTTTAGAATATTAAATCCCTCATCAGTAAAATTTACATCCTATACATATATGGGTATTTTAATGTTATTAAAAAATTTAAAAATACCTTTTCATTTATTTCCAGAGAGATGGTCAGGCATGTACAGATTTCATAATACTAATGTATGGGATAGTGCGAGACAATTTACACCTAATATGTACATACCGGGAAGCTATATTTGCTTGAGTTTTGGGGAAGGTAAACCTCTAGACTTAGGCAGAGGTGGTGCTATTTTGCTTGATAATGAAGAACATTATAAGGTATTAAATTTACTACGTTTTGATGGTAGAGATGTTTCCTTTGACCCATGGATAAATCAAAGAATTTTTGATTATGGTTTTCACTATAAGCTTAATAACCGTGAATGTATACAAGGTATAGAGAAATTACAACAATATATATCTGTTAATAATTTTAAGATAGAAAATATTAATTACAGAGACTGTAGGCAAATGACCATAAAAGACTGGCCTTCACTCAAATAGTGTACGATTTTTCAATCTTCATATCAAAAATGTGTGGGCATGCCTTTTTGATACACTGTACTGGTCTCTCTCTTAGCTTTATTCTTAAATCTGGCGTTTCATATAAATTTCCAAAATATCTCTCTCCACAACATGCCCCATGAACTGAACCACTTTCCTTTATATTAAGGGCATTTTTACCTGCATTGCAGAATATTCTATTAAAATTATGATAATTATTAGATAGGATCTCCTGTGCATCATATTTTGTTTTGTCTCCATTCATCCATTCCACCTCAATTCTATCTGTCTCCACAGCAAACCTTTTGTTTGAGGGGTTTGCCTGTATAAAAGCAAGTTGTTCTGGAGTATATTCATTAATAAAATGTTTTTTAAGATTATTAATGTCTAGTACTCCTTTGTGGTTGACTGTAATTTTTTCATGATGAAAGAAATGATTAGATGCAGCAATTGCAGCGTCCCAATGCTGTGGGTCCATTAAAATGTGCAGTTCAACAAACTTATTTTTTCTTAGAAAAATATTTATTATCTGTTCGAATCGCTCTATATTTGCATATCTAGGATGAAAACTAGGGTACAATACATCCATATCATCAGATACTCTTTCCCAAAAATCCATATTATTCCCCAAGTTGGTGTTCATGGCAACTAGAAAATTTAAAGACTTTAAGCATTTAATAACATCTTCTACTCCTTTATAGAAGCTGGGTTCGCCACCTGTGATAGTAATCTTTCTTTGAGGCATTGCCTGGATAATAGGGTTATCAGCACAAAGATTTTTAAAAAAATTTATATAAGTTTCTGGTATTATGCCTGGCCAAGGGCCTTTGTAATAATTTGGGTGGCAGTACGTACAGCGTTGATTGCAGGTTGTATTGATTACGAAATTAATCCCGAAACTATCGTTTTTAATGCTTCTAATAACTGACTGATTATTGTGGTACAGCATATTCACACCTCCAACATAGAGTATTTGATTTGTTGTTGCTTAAAGCATTATGAATAAATTTATAAGCATCCGATTGTACTATGTCTGTATAGCTATTTTCTAAGAGATTTCCCATTTTATGCTCTAATTTCCAATCCATACAACAGAGATAAACATCACCATTGGGAAGTAATATATTCTGTGTAGTTCTATTTTTTGAACATTTAATTTTTTCAAAATGCTTTAAATCAATTTTTTTTTCATAGTTTAAATTGCCTGCTCTGCTGTTCCAGTTCATATAATCCAAGCTGAGAAAATTAACTTTGGCTCTGGATGAAGCTATGGCGTTTTCCAGAGAAGGATGTATTTTTTTACCAAAAATAACTATATTATCTGTAGGCAAGAGCACCCTACTTACACTTAACACATTAGAAATGTAATGTTCATCAATTATGATATTCATATTGTTATCATTAGCTGGCAGATGCAATATTATTTTATCTAAAACTCTCCTGTTACCTACCAAGCAGTTTATATTTTCTTTATTTGCTTTGTATAAGGTAGTAGAAATCTTTGTGTATAATTTCTTTTTTTTAGCAACATTTATCATCTCATGACACTCCGAATTAAATAAAGGTTCTGAGAAGCCGGTAAAGTGTATTTTGATGTTGTCTGGTAGTTTGTCAATGATTGTTATAAAATTATCAAGTGATAGTTTTTTTATCGACGACTTGTATTGAGAGATAAGAGTATCTTGTGGGCAATAGGTGCACTTTATGCTGCACCCTGCCACAGTAGATATCTCCAAACAATTCATTAAATTATACTTATGTGTTCTAATATAATAATGCTAGCCATTATTAGACGGTGTGGGTCGACTATGCTGCGGTCAATATTAAAACAGGATAAAGATATAGTTGTTGAAGGAGAGATTTATAGAGATTATATAAATTTAAGACAAGACCTAAAAAAAGAAAAATATGAAAATGAGGTTTTTCGCCAAGTAGATTTATTAAAAAAATTAACCCCAGATAAAAAATACCTATACACAGTTACTGGTGAAGATATTATGCATTTGAATAAATTTAATCTATTAAGTCATATTATGCCTTCCAAGGTAATCTTTTTATATAGAGAAAACTTGTTAGAACACTACTGCTCAACAGAAATATCAAGATTAACTAATACCCATATAGATAACATAGAATCAAAAAATTTAAAAAATAAGATTCATTTAGAATATAATTCTACTTCTGTAGACCGGCATGTGCATAATATAACAAAATCTGCTTATTATATTTTATATTTCCTACAAAAATATAATTTACCACATATAAAGCAAGAATATACTTCAATCTTAAAAGAGACTAATAATATTTTAAAATTTATAGATGTTGACAATGATGATTATCTACCTTCAACAATAAAAAATGAAACAAGACCTCTTAGCAGTATTTTTGTAAACTATTCTGATATTAAAAAGCAATATTTACTACAACTTTAAATGCTGTTGAATAATATTTTCATTATGTGTAGCAGCCTGTGCTTTAAAATGTCTAGCTTGCTCTACAAAGAATGACATATTAAAGTTTTCTATATTTTTAATCACATGGTCGTCTATCGGAATAAAATTTACCGGATAATTTTCTTTATATTTTGGCAAACAAATTAAAGGTATTTCAAAAGCAAGGCTGTGATGAAACGTTTCGCTCATTTTTCTATCAACATAATCATCATTTTTGTAAGGTAATATCAAATATTTTTGCTTTGAAATACTTAGAAATAAGTCTTCAAATAGAGGATTTGCTACAACAGAGCACTTGTCCTTTATTACATTACTACTTTCTTGACCGATTAGTTTTATTGGTAGTGAAAGTGTACCGGTTAACTGTTGTATTAGTTCTACATTATAGTTGTTGTTATATTTAAAATTACATATTATACCTGCAGTATTCTCTTTAATAGAGTTTATTTTGAAAGGAAGCTCTACTTGATAAAAAAAATTGTTACTGTATTTTTGTTCATATGACCAGTTTGATATAAATGAACAAGATGGAAAAAACTTCTTAGTTATGTCATTACAGGTACTAGGTTCATGATTTACAAAAATTAATTTTTTATGTTTTAAATTTTTATCATGAAAATTTGGCACAATATTTTTTTCTCTAGCTGTAACAACAAAAGCTGTATCAAATTCGACATTTGGTAATATTCTTAAACCAAAAGATTTGCAAAAGCCCTTAAAATTGAATCTATCATAATTATTATGTATATAAAAAACAGGGGTTAACATCATTCTCTCTAATGTACTGTATAGAGATAGGCCTGTTGCATAGTGGTAATCGGTATTTAATATAATGCCTATCATTGTAGTTTTTCCTTAAAATTGAGAAACTTCTTACAATCATCTGTTAGCTTTTGATATTCTGGTTTAATCTTTAAAATATTATTTTCCCGATACAACATGGTTTGAGGATCAAAATTATTGTCTTCGTAAAATTTATATCTATTGGCATAGTATCGTCGCCATAATTCACCATGGTATTTGTGGACAAGTGTGCCGTCAGTAGCTCCTACTTTCATATCTTTGCATTTATTGTAATAATTTTGTATAGTTGTCCAATGTCCTTCAGAGAAGGGAAAATATGGTAGCTTTTTATCCATTTTTTTAGCTTCCAAATAATTAGGTATGGGCTGCTGTACAAAGCACCTAGCCATGAGACTATCACCAGATCCAAAAATGTTATATTCGTATAATCCGTTTATATGTAAAAAAGCTTTCTTTGTCATTGCCCAGGCAAAACCACAGTGACCCCCGGCTGAAGGCAGTGTTTGCTTTGCATATACAAACCCAGGTTCTTTTCTTTCCAAAATACCGTGTACATTTTCATGAAAACTGACACTAAAAGGCTGCACAACATCATACCCTTGCTCAAACTTTTCCATGGTGTTAATATACCAATTTTTATCCTGAAACTCCACATCATAGTCTACCCAGAACACATAATCTATGTTATCAATATGTTCCCTTATGATATTATTTAAAAGGTTTTCTTTTATGAATATAATATTATCTTTGTCTTCATATGCGGCTACCTTGCAGTCAGGGTAGGTTGAAACAAATTTTTGTAGAAGATGTTGTCTGTAATGATTATTAAAAAAATCAAAATGACATGTGAATATCATTAGCCTTGAGCTTCTAGCCAGCTTACCTTGGCGAGAGTTCTGTTGGTGGGACTACTGACAAATGGTCTTGCAAAAACTGTAAGAATATCGGGCCCGTCAGGGAAAACTCCATCTCCACCTAAGATTGAATTGCCCAAAGTTCTAATAATATTTATGTTAGTATCAGTGACCTGGTTTCTACCTGGGTCTTGCTCCCCGGAGAAAAATCCTGCTACAACTACGCCACCAGAAATCGCACCAACATTTAGTGAATGATCCATATATTGACCGATACTGCCGTTTCCTGCTGGCGACCACCTAGAAGACTGGGTCCATAAAGGCGATTCGCAATTTAGCTTTACTATAATATTATTTGCTTGTCTTGTTACAACCTGAATATCATTTAATGTGATAATTGATCTGTTAATTAAACTTCTAACACCAGTACTAGCACCGATGCCATAATCAGCGCTTGGTGCAAGCCGAATGGAAATTAAAGGATACTCCTGAGTTGTGTTTTGTGCTACAACAAAAGCAGACATGGATGCAGTGAACAGGTAAGATTTATCTTGAGTAAACTCACCATCCATTATAACAGATGTGCCCCAGTGAGAAAGCGCCGGCGATACATTGTTGTTAATAGATGTAATATCTGTATATGTATTGCCATCGTATAGGCTATTTTGTGGAACAGCCGGTAGTCCCCCTATATTTCTGTTGATCAGCTTCAACATCTGTTCTCCAGTGGATTTAGTTGCAAGTTTTGTATAGTTAATATATTCTTGACCCATTAGAATTGTGCCTGAATTAGGTAAGAAGAAGGAGGCTGAGGGACTGACTAAAATAGTAGAAGCTGTTGGTGTGAGAGTTTGAACTGAAGGAACCTCCCTCACAATAGGAACAACATTATTTGGAATTGTAAATGCTTTGTAGTAATTGTTTTCGTTTTCCATTATATCGCGGTTTATAGTTGTTTCTACAAAAAATGTTGATGCTGCATATGTTCCTGTGGTAAGACCAGTTATTGGAGGAGTGAAGCCGTTGGGGTCATAAACAATTGATCCGAAAACCCCTCTTAACCCCTGCATAGCAACATGAGAAGCTATAGGAGCATAATAGATAGGAACAAACCTGCCATCGTCTTCATAGCCGTAGTTGTAGAACCCATCTACAATTCCTCCATGTATGATCTGGCGGCTAACCATATACGGTGAGTTTTCAAAAGCGGATAGTACTGGAACACCATCAACAAAAACTTTGCACATTCCTTGATATCTTTGAAACGCCACATGGTGCCATGTGCTGATGGTAAAGCACATGGTGCTTGATGTCAGAGGTGTGGTTCCGCTGAAAGCATTTGGCGACCCAAAGTTTGCAATTATTTGGCCAGAAGTGCCAGGTGCTTTGCTTAAATTTCTTTTAACTCTCACTGACCATCCTTGATTTTCATAATCAGCAGGCCCACCTTGGCTAGGGACACAGCCAAATAATGGTGGGTTTGCCTGTGACTCAAAGCCACCAAACTGTGATCTAAAATCCCATGCTCGAAGAGAACGCAGGTAATACCATCCTTCAACGCAGAAATCCTGTATAGGTGAAGTAAAGGGGAATCCCCCTCCTCCCACTACTAAAGCTGGTTTGTATATATTGCTAGGATAGGCGTCAAGTCCACCAGCACTTTTACCCGCAGATATTATAACGCTAGAAGTTCCATATTTACACAAAGGTGTAAACATAGATCTACCATAATTTTGATTAAACTGATTTACTTGGGTGGCTTCATTAAGCCTCGCTGATGATCTGAACCCGCCCTTTATATTGCCGGTATTCTGTAGAGAATAATTATCCAGATTGAAAATATAACCTGTGCTGCTTTCAATATTTTGGTATAAAATACTACCAGAAATTGGGGGGCTAAAATTGCTAAAAGGACCTTGAGGTGTGGGCCCTTTCTTGATAACAACTGAAATAGCACTTAGTGTATTTAATGTATTGCCAGCAGAAACTTTGACGCTGCTACCTTGTAATATTTTTCCTATTTGAGGTTTGTTAAATATTTCAAATCGTGCAGGCAAATTGCCCGATCGCATGTATGCCTCTGTGTTCACATTGTTGTTGGGCATTTCATGGCAAAAGACAATGTCACCATTGGTGGTTCTCACACCCCACCGTATTCTGCCTGCACCATACCAACTGTAATCAAAGTAGATCATCTGCATCTTGTTGAGATCAATAGTATATCCAGAAGGACCTGTCCCGTCTAGTTTATCCAGATTGAAATCTGTTTGATTGACTAAGCGTTCTGTTGTTTTAGCTATTCTTAACCCACTGTTAGTTATTCCGGAATATTTTGGTGATATTGTGATTATATTATCACTTAAAACCTGGGTTACTACATAACTCATGCCTCTGATAATTACGTAATCTCTTTGTTGCAATTGAGATAAAAATTTTGTGTTTGTCCCGGTCACTGTAGTACTGTCCTTAGTAACTGAAACAGTGCCAGCTAAATTTAAAGTACTGGTTCTTAACCCTACACTAAGTTGTCGCCCATCGCATTCAAAAAATATTCCATTCTGTTCATCAAACATACCCGACCTAACGACACAATCATTCCAGCTTCTAACTTCTACTTTAGGATTACCACCAGGTGTAAGATCACCAGGTGGCACATAGGCAGGGGAGTCATATAAATTAGAGAATGAACTAGATACTGGAATATTTACGGTAAACGTATAATCGTCATTAATACCACTGACTTTAAATTCATCATTGTATCTATTGACACCAGATCTTACCCTGAACCCTGATGTCCTGATGTTGGGGCCTTCAAGAAATGCACTTGTTGAAAACCCGTGTGGTTGTTCAGTTCTTATGGTCAGCGTAATGAATGGACTTTGTTGTTGAACATATTGAGTTGAATTAACTGAGAAAGTATCAACATCATAAAGTGGTTTAAATAATAACCCAGTACTAAACAATATACTTTTTCCAGATTGATATCTAAAATAGTTTCTTGTTTGTCTTATAACTTGTGAGTATGGTGAATTATTACCAGTATTAATTTGTACCCCACCATCTGTAGAACGGTGGCGCGCTAAACCTTCCGGACGAACATAAATTCTTACTGTACCCAAGTCACTAAAATTACTAGTTTCTGGGGAAACAGCGGTGTTAGTTTTGTAAGTAAAGGTAGTTGAACTAGTTATTTGATCTACTGTAAACCCTCCAATCCATGGGTATAGATCAAAATCAAATTTAGTTGGATCCACAACAAAGAAGGGTTGCCCAATAAACATGTTATGAGCTGTGGGGGTTGTGACTGTAACTATATCTGTACCTGGTGTAGGGGCGATAGTTGAAAAGGAGAGAGGAGAATTTGTATATATACCGCCGGCGTATATGTTAGTATTTACTGTATTGTATGATCTGCCCGTGGTAGTTACGAATTTTTTTCTAGGAATAATTGTATAATCTGTAAACTTGGGATTTGAAGACAGCCCTACAACTAGAGCAGTGCCATCCAAGATATTTTCTGCAGAATTATCTATGACAATAGGCTGTCCCACAATAAGTGATGGGGTGGATGTGTTGGAGACCCTCAATACCACTCCACCACCAGCTTTTACACCACCGTAATTTACTATCTTTGCACTTCCCTGCAATTCACTGGTTGCTGTGGAATGATTGCCCTCATTATATAGAATTTCTGTGCCAAAAGTTACTCCAAATTTTGTAAACATGGAGCGATTTAACACTGGCCCGCTGTTCGATTCCGTCCAAGACTCAAGTCCTGAAGTGCCTTTTATTGTTGTAATGTCAATGCGGGGTTGATTTCTATAAATTTCAACAACTTTCCAGCTGGGCTCTTTTCCCCACAAATCGTTTTGTGCTATATAATTGTTAACTGCAACCCCACTATTAGCTCTAAAATCCGTACTTGACCAATAGGATATGCCAGGACCAGAGGAGAAGACATGGATTACACGTCTTTCATTGGCCAGCCCTGCATCTAAAAGTCTAGTATAAGCGCGTCTGAGTGATGTATGTAGGGGGTAAACATAATCCACACTACACATCTCGTCTGTAATTGTAAGGCTCCCATCGTTTATTATAGTTAAGACATCATTATATAAACGGGAGTAGTAGTTAAATTCGGTGAGCGGAGCTGTTGCTTGTTGCCTTTTTGCATATGCAGAAGAAGAGTAAACATTTACAGATGGACCGGATGCGTACCCTGGGCGACCAGTAGATCCAGGGTTAAGCCATAAAACAGATCCAGACAACACACCGGTTACTGCGTTCCAATTTTCACTAGTATCTTCATCCACTAGTGGACCAATTGTGATGGCACCTCCTCCATGAACCCCTATTCTAGTCTGATTGACCCCATTTACAGTTATTGGCCAAGTTGAATCGATCCTTCTGTAGCTCCCTAAACAAGATGAATTTATAGACTGAAAAGGATATGCTTCTACTACGACAGTCCACCCAGCGGTAAGGGGGCCAGTTCTAGTAGATCTTGGGTCCGGCCAATTGCTCAAAACTGCAGGCACAGTTGAAACTGAAACAGCTATTGTATTTGTACCGGATAGTCCTATTATTTGATCAGGAAGAAATAAAGGATCATCTGTTTTACTGTAAAACGAAGGAATATTATTCATCAATTCCAGAGTCTCCCATTTGGAAGCTTGCAAACTATATTCAAAATCAGTATCAATTAATGATTGGGGATTACTGACCCTCAGCCGTTCAACCGCATCTGATTGATCAGGTTTAAAAATTCTATTTCCAATATCTTGGGAATTGTAGGGGAAGCTCATCCTTGTGCCTCAGTCCAAGATACTCTACCTCGAACAGTTGATGATGCAGTATTAGCTCTTGCAAGTATAGTAAGAACGTCAGGACCATCTGGGTAATTATTACTGCCTCCGAGAATAGAGTTGCTTAACTCTCTAATACTATCAATGTCAACGGGTGTTACTTGAAATCTACCAGTTGACTGTTCATTTGCATAAAAGCTTAAAATAGTATCTCCTCCAATTGGAACAGGTGTTATTCCTACAACGGAATGATCTATATACTGGGCTATACTGCCTGTCCCAACATTTTGAAAATTAGATAATGTATCAAATAATGTGGTCATACAGTTCAATTTAACAGTAATGTTTAGAGTGTTGTTGGTGATAATACCTAGATTTTTAAGAGAAAGAAACGATCGGTTAATTAAGTTTCTTACACCTAAGCCTCCAACAAGACCTGTATCCACACTGGGAGCTAATCTTACAGATATTAGAGGCACATCTACTGTTGTTCCAACAGTCACAGTGTTTCTGTTGATGGCTGTAAATAGATATGATTTATCCATATCAAACCTACCATCCATAATGACAGACGTGCCCCAATGCGACAAGGCGGGGGCACAATTTTGATTAACAGACAAAGCATTGCGCCTCCCAATATTAATCTTTGAGATTGTAGGAACATTTCCTATGTTTCTGGATACTCGTATTAATTTATTTTCTACAGGGGTATTAGAAGAATTTAATACTGAATAATTAAGATCTTCATTAATAATATTAAGCTTGCCAGATAAGGGAATATTGGTTAAAGAATTGATTCTAAATAGATTTGAACTGGAGAGGGCAAAATTATCTGTAGGTAGGTCTATTCCGCTAGAATTAAATAATTTATAATCATAAAATGTATCTATATTGTTACTGGTTACAGTGAATGTGGTGGTAGTTGACGGGGTTATTACCGAGCTTACAGGTGGTACTAGGTTATAATAATTAATAAAGTCAGTTGATCTCTTGAGGGTTGCAGTCACTGGAGTCACTTGAGAACTGGAATTATACTGTACCTCCATATTATTAGCTTGATATAGAATACCTCTTTTCGGTAAAGTTAATATTTCAAACCGTGCAGGTAAATTGCCCGATCGCATGTATGCCTCTGTGTTCACATTGTTGTTGGGCATTTCATGACAATATATAATATCACCATTGGTGGCTCTCATACCCCACCGTATTCTGCCTGCACCATACCAACTGTAATCAAAGTAGATCATCTGCATCTTGCTAAGATCGATCACGTAACCAGAGGGACCTGTTCCATCTAGTTTATCCAGATTGAAATCTGTTTGATTGACTAAGCGTTCTGTTGTTTTAGCCATTTTTACAAAAGAAGTACTTGGTCCTCTATAATCTGGAGAGATTTGAATAGAATTATCGCTAATAACTCTGTCTACTTTGTAGCTCATTCCCTTTATAACAACATAATCCCCTGCATCTAATTGTGTTATAAATTTGGTGCCAGTGCCAGAAATAATTGAATTGTTAGCTACAGGGCTAACAGTCCCCAATAAATTTAAAGTACTATCTCTTTTGCCAATTGAAAAATTTTGACCATCATATTGAAAAAATATTCCATTTTGTTCATCAAACATGCCCGATCTAACCACGCAATCAAACCAGTTTTGTGCTTCTATCTTACCTAATCCCCCAGGAGATAGATCAACAGGCGCTGTATCTAAACTTGAGACTGGTATATTAACAGTAAAGGTTTTATTGTTTAAAACAGATCCAACATTATAGATACCGTTGTAAGGGTTAGGATTTAAAAGTACTTCTAAACCAGAAATTTTGATACGTGTCCCTGTTGTATAATCACTTTGACCGGTAAACCCATGATCTTGCTCTGTGATGATAGAGGCAGTATAGAAAGGAAATGATATGGGATTAAACAACGAAGTAGACACTGTAATGTTCTGAATGTCGTAACTAGGTTTAAATAATAACCCGGTACTAAACAATATACTTTTTCCAGATTGATATCTAAAATATTTTCTAGTCTGTCTTATGATTTGAGTGTAAGGAGCAAAATCGCCTGGATTAATTTGTACCCCACCATCAGCGCTTCTGTGTAACGCGACTCCGCTTGGCCTGACATACAATCTGGCAGCTGCGGAAAATAAATTAGTATTTTGCGCGTATGCAGTGAGAGCATTAGTATTGGAATATGTAAATGAGGAGTCTTCTGAATTAACAGAGTTAATGGTGAAAGCACCAAATTGTGTATCTGTAGAGCTTTGTGTGGACACAAGATAAATTGGTTGATTAACAAAAAATTTCTTTGGAGTTAGTGTAGTAGCTCTAATAGTTGTTGTGCCTGACAGGCCTGACAGAGAGGTGATAGGAATTTCAGCGCCTGTGTAAAACCCTCCAGTGTAGATGGTTGTATATTGTGTTTTGTAGCCAGAGGGTGCAATAGAAAGACTATCCGAGCCAACACGAGGCATTGATACTATAAAAGCTGCTGGAGTACTAGTGCCTGCGGTGCCCTGGGTGACAATTCTTGTGACAATACCACTACCATCTACATTAGCCGGGTCCGTGGTTTCTCTCAATACAATGGGGCTTCCTGCCGACAATAAGGGAGCAGGTGTTACGTTGGTCTCTATTCTTAAGTTATTTTGTGTTAAAACTGTTGAACAGCTATACAATCTGTTTAGATCATATGGAGAGTATGAAGATTCGGGATAATTCACAGCTATAGCAACTGTAGGGGAGTATGGATACTGCGCTAAAACAAACCTATTTCCACCGGGGCCAGACCCAGACAACGTTTGCAATTCTATTTTGTTTAAGTTGAATCTGTAAACATAAATTATATATTTTGCATTCTCATAACCATAATTATTGTATCTGTTGGGTACAGGATCATTGTAGTAGAAATCTGTAACGTTTCCTTCAAAACCGTAAACCAAATATACTTTTCTTTCATTTGCAGTATTTAGATTTTCAGTTCTTGTGTACACACGCTTAATGGACCATACTGGTAGTGACCCTGAAGGAGAGGCTGATACACCAGCGCTAGTAACCCATATGCCCAGGTTGGTGGCACCTGAGAATTGAACATTAGTATGGACGCCGTAATAATAATACCCTTGAGTAAAGCCAACACCTGCCCTGCCTCCACCAAAAACTATGGTAGGGTAAGAAGTGCCAAAATATGTTGTACTATAACCAGTATTTATAAGAAGATGTTCGTAATAATTCATTACGCTGTCTATAGTTTCGATAAAATTGCCGTAATTGTCATACACATCCTGTAACCCACCTTCATATAAAGCGGTCCATCCTGCTGTTAGGGGGCCATTGCGCGTGGCACGAGGATCATCATAAACAGAGGAGGAAGATGATGTATTGATTAGAACTGTGGGTTCGGTAGTTTTAGTAATAGTTTTTATCTGTTCGCTAGTGAAACTGGGTTCATTGGAGCGAGTAAACGTTGAAGGGGTATTGTTTATGAGTTGCAATGTTTCCCATTTGGATGATTGCAGAGAATATTCAAAATCCGTATCAATTAATGATTCTGGGTTGGCTACTCGGATACGCTCCACAGCATCATTTTGTATTGGTTTAATGAAATTGTCTGGATTTAAGATACTAGCATCTACAATTAAATTATTGTCAACCAAGTAGGTAGTTAAGGGCGGTAAAGAAGAAGTGGTGAGACTGTCTATAAGAACTTGACCGGTAATCTTTTTGTTAACATTTGTCGGCGAAGTGACTATGGGTATAATATCAGATGCACCCAATGCAGATGCTCCTGGCAAATCAGTGAATTTACGTTGTACCAGAGCCATATTAGTTATTTATTTATTCAAATGCGGTGTTCCAGTTGTATTATTTAAACAAAATCACCCTATAATCATAGGGAAATGTGTTGTTTATGAGGTTATCTGTAGGGTTGTGTGCTCTTATGGTGATTATATTTGCAGAAGAAACCAAGCAATCAAAAAACAGATTCACATCATAAGGGTCTGTTGTTCGGTTCACACTAGTGCATGTAACAAACACAGCATCTCCAACAGATGCACCATGCAGAGTTATATATTGGTCTGTGTACCCCCTGGCCGATATACTGCCAAAGCTCAAGGATGTTGTGACTGAGCTTCTGCCCCAGTTTGCACTAAGATTCACAACTGTTTCTGTTGTGGAATTCCAAGCAGGATAACCAGCAATGTTGCTGTCCACCATCAACAGACTGTCTTCAGTGATAAATTCATCTCCAGATTCAGTTATTACATAGGTGAATAATTCATTCACAGCTGCATCATAGAAACTACTGTTGGCATTGAAAGAGGTGTATGCACCAGACCAACTGGCACTATTTAAATTTGTGGTGGTGTAATTGCTATTCCATGATGCAGATGCTACAGCAATGGCAGAAGAATTAAATGCATTAAACCCAGAAAGATATGCACCACTATTATTAACTAGATTGGTGTAAGCAGTATTCCATTGATTGCTGTTGCCACCTAAAACTGTAACAATTCCATTACCACTAATATTACCAAAAACAGTTAGTCTTGCTGCAGGTGCTGTGGTACCGATGCCAAGGTTACCAGATGCATCTAAGCGCATTGATTCTGTTATATTGTTTGAGAAACTAAGGATACCAGTACCTGCAGACCAAAGACCAGCGTTAACGCCGCCAGTTTGAAATGTTATACCGTTTTGCCAATTGCCTCCACTCACTCTCAGATTATCTAAAACCCATCCTGAACCAGCTGTTTTAGAGAATGTACCATCACCAATTTTTATAAAACCAGTATTGCCATCACCAACTATTAATGCGGGGTTTGTTGTGCTGTTGATAGTTAATGGACCTGTCATGG